GAGGCCGCAGCGCCCGCGTTAGTGTTTTGCAGGATGATTTGGTTGTAACTGTTTACCGATGAGGTGAACGACGCAAATATATTTGTATCGGTGTACCCCAAGGTTCCGTAGTTAAATGCGCCAGCGTTTAGTGATCCTGTAATAATTGCATTGGCTGACCAAAACGGCGCAATTTGTGGATTGCTTGCAACATTGATACGAATCGCATCGCCATCACGTCCATCATCACCGGGATCGCCAAGCAAAAACACCGCAGGGCCGACCGGGCCTTGAGCGCCCGCCGATCCATTTATGCCGGCAATACCGGGAGTGCCAGGCGGGCCAATATCTCCCTCAATCATCTCGGCTTCAAGAAATACCGCCGGCCCTGCTGGCCCTGCAACGCCTTGAGATCCTGCGGCGCCCGCTGGCCCAATTGGCCCCACCGGCCCGGGAATTCCGTCCTGTCCGGGTTCCCCATCTGGCGCCTCGAGGTATACCGCCACGCCAGGTGAACCTTGCACACCGGGTGATCCTTGAGCGCCCGGATTCCCTTGTGGCCCTGGTGGCCCCGGCGTCCCCGGATCGCCCGGTTCGCCATCTGGCGCCTCGAGAAACACCGCTGGCCCGATCGGCCCTTGAGCGCCAGTTACAGATGTTCCAGGCGGGCCAGCCGGCCCCGGTGGGCCTCGTTCTCCATCTTCTCCGTCAGATGATGCGCCGCCACTAGCTTGTACGGTATTCAGCAAACTGCTGTTTGGCGTCAAAAATCCTGCGCCACCTTTGTCTTGAGTGGCGACCAAATAATTATAAAGCTGATAAAACCACGCTTGCCACGGCGGCGTGAGCATCCCCTTATCATTGGTTGATTGTGGGCCGGGAACCGGCGACAACGGCGTAGTCATTGCGGCTTCTCACGCATGGTGATCGCGCCGTCGTTCAATACAAATTTAACCGGATCCGTCATTTGTATTTTAAACACAAAATCACGCGCCGATCCCCATTGGCGAGTAATGACGCGATCGAGATACGTTCCGGTCGTGCCGAGATCCATGTATCTATCGGTGCTATACGTCCGCCCGTTGTCTTTGGAACAGGCAATCATAATTTGCGGGCTCGAGCCTTGTCCAGATTCAAGACCAACGCCGGTTTCCATATCAAAATACAGTTCATCAATACAAAACACATTGAACGATTGTGAAACGTGTTTAGTAATTAATTGCCGAAGAATGGTCGAACCATTGTCGGTGTAGGCGGTAGGACTGAAACAATAAACGTTTCCGTTTGAATAATCGGACACCATCGTTTGACCAGCGTACTGCGCGGCAAAATTTCCAATATGCCGTTGTGCGTAACCAGTCGCGATGCCCGTCTGCATTTCAGACCAGACGCCAGTAGTCAAATCAAACAAAAACGTCCGGTTGGCCGTTGGGAACGTAATCTGATACATCGAATGATTGTCGACTTGATATGACATTCCAACGGCATCGGACACCGTTGAAAACGTCGACATAATGTAATCAATGTCCGGATTAGAAATTATCGTTATCTGATAACCCGACGCCATTGCAACTTGCACGGATCCTTGCGGGTTTTGTGCCAAGAAACAAATGTTATTGCCGACGTGCGCTCTCGACCAGATGGCCGCTAAACCTAGTTCGGTGGTTGCCGGGAGAATCGGCGCGAACGGTTCCGGCGTTGAGCCGACATTCTGCCAAAACTCGGTATGAAGCTGAGAAAATAAAAGAAGATTGCCATTAAGACTATCAACGGCAACAAGAGTATCTGGATACTGTGAAGCAGAAGCGAATGCAAGCGCGTTCCATGACGTTCCATCATATGAATTGCTAACCCAAAATTTTTGTGTGCCTGGTTGCTCTGTTACAAAATAGCCGCCAACAAATGTGCAGGTATTTGCACCGTTTGGAAATCCGCCGGTAGATCCAATTTGTGTGACCGCGCCGGTTTGCAAAATGTAGCCATTCACGCCATCAACAATCATTATTTGGTTGGGACTCGCCGCCAGACTCACGTTTCCAGTTAACGTGTTTAGCGTCGAAGAATACGCAGACCAAGACAAACCATTCCACGAATAAACCACGTTTTGTGCAACGGCATATAGACTGTTCGGGATTCCCAACAGTCCTCGAGCTGGTGCCGATAATGTGCTTTTTAAAACCAGTCCCGGCGTACCAATAAATGCCACTTTGGTTTTATCGCCATCAGGTCTATTTTCCAGATAGACGTTGAGCCGCCGTTGACTGGTGAGCGGTAGGCTTTTGCCAGCAACGCCGGCACCAAATAACGGCGTGACTCTCATGGCTCGTAGGGGCTCGCGCTGTACGGCGTGAAATACACTTGCGTCGTCTCCGTGTTGGCCTGTCTCGCCATCGCAACCGCTTCCATGTAATTTTTATCCATGTCCGGCGTGAACGGGAGATTAAACATGGGCGCAATCTGCTTAGTGAGCCCCCAACAGAGTGCCATGTACCACTCTTGAGGGTACTCCGGATTGTCTAGGGGGTTGTTGAAATCCTGTATCGCTTGCAAATACACCACATGGATTTGCTTCGTAACGTCCTGAGCGCCGCCGCAATCCAGATAAAGCTGGCCGTTTGAGGACGCTACCGTGCTGGCAATCTGGGGCTCGTAATAGATCGCGGTCGGATCCGATAAGAACGTCGGCGCGGTCTTATTGGGCAGATTTTCGTACGCTTGAAGCGTTAGATAATTGAGCGGCGTGTCGTTGTTGTTGCTGTCCCTGAGAATCGCCGTGACGATCTCGAGCGGACGCTGGCCCTTCGTCGTGTAGTTGTACACATATGCGCCAGATGCCGCCGTTACGCCGGACGGGAGCACCGCCGCCATTGTCACGGTAGAGCTGCCCAACGTCGAAATGGTGCTGCTGAATATGTCTCCGCTACTAAGCTGCACCACCACATAATCGCCGACCGTAAAATCAACGACGTTGCTCGAGCCTACGTTAAGCACCGCGGATCCGGACGCGGTAACAGCGGTCAGCGTATTGGATTGGAAATTAAGGTTAGCGTTACTGGTGACGCCCGCGGCCCAGTTATCACCCGTCGGCCCCAAAGCGTACTGATACTTGCTCGAGCTTAGGAAAAGATCGGCACGCTTTCGCGTCCACATCTTGAGCCCCGTCGCAAAATCCCATTGCGCCATCCATTGTTTTACCAGCATGTTGAGTTTCCGAGCGCAGTCTGTGGTTTCCTGCGCAGTCGGGGATTCCGTCTGACCAAGCCGACCAATATTCAGCATGGCCTCGCGGATGATATCGTCTCGCGTGACGGTAAAAACGTATGTGCCGCTAGTAGTCATGCTGCTTTCTCATTTCTTGCATTAAGAAACGCCTCGATCGGCTTCCACGCCATTTCAGGAAGAATATCCTCCTGGCATTGTGCGATACCAGTTTTCTCACCGCGTTTACAGAAATTCCACCCGAAATGGAGCTGGTGACACGCCGGCGCTTCGTTGTTGCCACGTCCGGGGCATACGGTATTGCTTGAGGACAGGCTGACCGTGTTAACCCAGTCACGAGATAGGTTCTTTTCGGTCGAATGAGACAGAAACAACACTTTCGGCGTCTGCAAACACGCTGCTGCGTTCAAAACGCCCGTCTCTGGCCCAACGATTAGATCAGCCTGGTCTAAAAATGCCATCGTCTCCCGGATAGACCAAACACCGCAGCGTCGATGCACTCGCGGCTCTTGTTCCCAACCGGCCTCAAGCAGCGACGCCTCTTTCCCGCCGACAAAAACGACCTGCGAATCCTTAAACCGCAACATGATCGACGCGACCACGTTATCTAAATACGGCCAGGTCTTGTGTACCGAGCTGCCGGCCAGTGACCAAACCACGATCGGCCCTGTCGGGTGCATTTTGCGACGCTCTTTGACCGCCCATTCCTTTTCTTCAACTGTGGCGTAAAACCTGACTTTTGGTTTATGCGGTACGCCGGCAATCTCGTGTTGAAGCTCGAGGTAATTGACGTCCAAATACTTGTGACGCAGCGCCGGTTCCCAAGTGTGCATGATCCGGTTGGGCATCGCCAAAAGGGTGCCTTCGACCGATTCCGACAGATTGATGAATTTATCGTACTTTTTGCGGATCGCTTCCCAAAAAGCCCCAAGCTCGTGATTTGGAACTTGATCCTTATCCTGCAAAATCACCCGGTCAATGTTCGGATCATGTGATATCACATCAGAGCCCGGTGGGCTCGTATACAGGGTGACATGGTAGCCCTGTGCCTTGAGCCCAGCGAACACGCTCGAGGCCTGTAAAAGGTCGCCAAACGCGCCATAGCGCACGACCGCGGCTGACTTCTTAGGTTTCTCGTTTCGCCATGAAAAGTGAATGCCTTTTCCTACCTTTTTGAACACAAAGAAAAGGCTGTACTCGTCATTTTCGTTGCGCTTTTGGTAATCCACCAGATCCCAGCCTGGCACTTGCTCCATAAGCTCTAGGATGGAGTCATAGTTGCAATTCCATTTGTGATCGGGATTGGCGCCTACTTCACCGACCTTTGGATATAGATCGTCTGCCGGCACATAAAGGATTAAGTACCCGCCATGCCGCAGCACCCGCATCCATTCTTTGAGTGTTTTGACGCACGGCGCACCCGGCGGAATATGCTCGAGCAGGTGGCTGGCAAATACGAAATCTAAAGATCCGCTAGCAAACAGATCCAGCTTTTCCGCTGTTTCGATTTGTACGTCGGGCTTGATTGAATGCCCGAAAACTTGATGGTGGCCGTTATCCAGCCCGATAAAATGGTCAAATGCCTTGTAAGGCCCGCATCCGACGTCTACACCCCGCCCGCGGGTATATGGGACTATTTCCCACCGGATCTTGGCTGACTCATTCCCCTGCTTCCCGTTGATGTCCCAGACCATTGTGACGTTTTTCCTTTAGTGGTTTGACGGGATTGCCGTCCGGCCCGAAAAGAACCCCGTCCTGCTCGTACATCGCTCGCTCGTCCCCGTAAACAGTCCCAAAAGGCCGGTCACGGTCGAGCCTTCTCGGGCCTTTCTTAAGTGTAAGCGTATTCAATCCCAAAGGACATTCCAAAGACCAGGTGTTCCCGCGGTTACGCACGCGAGTTGCCCGTTGAATCGGATACCGCCGCCGCCAGCCGTGACGTTAACCACCGCTCCCGTAGGCGAAACTGAGGCAGTCGATGTCGCAAACAGTTGGTTGGTCGTGGTCGTCGTTGTCGTGCCGGAGACGTTTACATAGATATCGTAAGGCGCGATCGTGTAGCTGGTGCCAGCCGTTACCGCGTTAAACCCGTAAAAAATACCGCCATTGGATTTAATCGTGGTCGTTCCGGCAGTATTGATCGGCGTGTAATTGCAACAACCTGGTGAATAGACGAGCCCTGAGGTCGGATCAATGCCGCACGTTGCCAAAGGAGACGAATTTCCCTGCACCACCGGATTAACGCCCGCAATAGTCATGGCTTAAATCCTGTCCAGCATATTGTTGCGTTCCACAAAACCGCCCACGTCATCATAAAACGGGTCATTGTGTTCGCGAGTGTACTCATCGTCCGTCATCAAGAGCTTCTTTTTGTCAAAACCCTTACGCAGACTTTCGGCGTTCAATTCCATGTTGGAAAGATCGCCGGCATTGTGTCCAACGGCAAAATTTCCATTGATCGAGTGATTGAATCGGCGAATGTCGACGACTTCCTGATCTTCGATGTCCGTGCCGGGCGGAAGGACGTTGTACATCACGGCATTCATCGAAAAACGGCTATCGCCATCACCGCCGGGGAGGCCTTCCCTCCCCGGCATCATCTTCTTCGTTCGAGCGGACTTGTCAGATACCCAAGTATTGTCCTCTGGGACGTCACGGTAATTAACCTGGAACTTCTCTTGGACAATCTTGTTCATGGACTAGCCCTCTTAAACGCCGCGCTTACCGAGATAGGTCGTTTCCGCACTACGGCCATCGTCCATCGAGCGGGTCAACTGGCTACCGGGCGCCTTGTATTTCGACCAACCATCGCCCTTGTAACCCAAGCCACCGTCATACGCGACCATTTCCATCTTGCGGATGTCGGAAAGCTCCTGATCCTCAATGTCGGTGCCTGGCGGCAGCGTGTTGTAGAACGCGTTGACGCCAAACTCGAGGCCTTTCTTGGCAAGGTATCCGTTGTCACGGACGCCAACCATCTCATCGCCAATCATCTGAGTGCTTTCCGGCAGCGTCTCAACGTCCGCAAGCTCCTGACGCTTCATCTCGTGTCGCTTCTGCGCTCTCGCATTGGCGGACTTGATGATGTCATGACGATCCGGAGCCATGTCACCATAGATCTTGGTGGCGAGCTGATCCGGAGTGACCTGCGGAGTTTCGTACTGCTTCTTACCCTGACTGATCTTCGGCATGATCGTTCTCCTTAGGCGACGACGTTGGCGAGCGGCGCGATCGCATAGTCGATCGTCACCAGATTGACCGCCGACGTATCGCTACCGTTCAGCACATAGATCTGGTCGCCAAAGTTGATCGCCACGCCACCGAGGCCGGCGGTGCCGGTGCTGGTGTTAAGCGCGAGCTGCGACTGAGAACCCACGCCGCCGGTAGCCGTACCGTTGGTGTAAAAGTTGTCAGCGTACAGAGTCGCGATCGTGGAGGTCGACAATGCGGGAGCCGCGCCAAAGGTCGCGGTGTTCGTGATACGAACCAGCGAGAGCTGAGTCGTGTTCGCGTGAACCGTGGCATAAGTCGAGGTGCCCTGCTGCGAGCCGTAATACTGCGTGGCGGTATAGGTCGAGGTGCCAGCGGTCGTGGTGTAGGCGGTCAGCCCAAACAACAACAGGTTGGCGTGAGCGACGAACTTACCAGACACACCGCCCGAGCCGGCAGCCGTGACGCTCGAAAAAGCGCCTCGAGCCAGATAGGCCGGGTTGTCATACGCAGCGTTCTTAACAGTGTTTTGAAGTGACATTTTTGCTGCTCCTTAAGCCGCCGAGTCCCACTTCACGATGCGAGTATTGATCGCAAGCGTGTGGACAATTCCAAAACCGCCCAAGTAATACCAGGCGATACCCTTTGACCGACCGTAGT